AGGTTACTCCTCTCCCGGCTAAGGCACGTCGCCTGCCACCTCGAACTCTACGAGGATTTCCTCCTGGTCTGGCACCATTAGGGTTTCCGTTGCGGTTACGTACCAGCATACGGTTTGTTTTCTGAGGGTTTCGTCCCTGACCTCTCTTCGGTCCTTTAATGCCTCTCATCGACATTTTATTGGGCTTCATAATCTTTCTTTGCTTTCCCAACAACTTGCGCTCTCGATAGCCCCCATTATGCATGGTGGCTTCAAAACCTTGCGCGCTTAAAAATACCGCCTTGCCAGTGAACAAGCGGTAGTATGTAGAATCTGTCTGTAGCTGACACTTTGCCATGATCCACGATGGGTCTTGGTACAAAGTCTTGTCAAATTTAATCAACAACCATGCGATGAGTTGTCTACAGAAGTTCCTGAAAGGAATATCCGACCAGCCTATTGCAAGCATTCCTGCTGCTCGCTCTAGTGTTGTTGCTGGTGAATAATTGGTTTTAGGTGAATACAAAAGTGATTTCATTAACTTTGCTCTCTCATATAGCGGGGTAGCTACACCGTCTAAAAAGACGGTTTTTGCTGAGAGAAAATCTAAATCTTTGGCCTCACGTGGTTCAAGGGAATCTGTTGTTGTTGTTATCCCTATTTGTTTCCACTGAGCTATTACGCTTACGGCGTTGTAGAACACATGTGCGTCATCTGAGACGGTCCAAGTATTATCATCACCTACCAATGCTTTCGCAGTCTCCTGCTCGAAAGACTCATATCCTTCCATTTCTGGCACACCACGCGATGTACGAATCCACGCGTATGCCAAGAGGGTATACAAAATCAGTGTGTTGTCTGAAATAGTATTAGTTGTTCCTGATGGATTTCCCAACTTCTTCATAATAATGATACCCTCGGGGGTTATAATCAACGTATTCACCACATTTCGGTAAAAGGTCTTAATACGGATCAAATTCCTAATTGTGCGGTCTTCTTCCCGCAACATCTGCCATCTAAAACTAGCACAACCCCACAACAGGTAAGCTCTCAACGATGAATCATACTGCGATTCATCGAGAGCATAACCTTTACGAAAAACGTTTAACTTACGATACAGGCGGTCCCAATTACCTTTCAAAGGACTCATACCTACTGCTGATGATGTTACCAAATGCGCTGCATACATTTTCTCGTTCATGTCGACAAAAAGTCGTGTCCCATGAACGGTTGCATCTAAAGGCATGGCAATAAATGTGCGAATGGAGTTTTCTGAAATCTTCTCATCTGTTCGCATCTCCTCTTTTAATGAACTTGTACATACACAAGTCCATAAGGGATCATCGGCTAACGTTTGCCAATCCTCATCTAACCACTTTCTTATCTCCGGATCTTTTGAAAACAGATCTCGCTTGAGAGGGTGCTCTAAATTAAATGGTGCACCAGTGGATGTAGACATATCCAAATGAAGGATTGCTTCGTCACATGAAAGAACTCGTGATTCTCCCATATAAGGACCAAAATGGCGAGCCGTAAAACTCCAGGCCATGTTCATGTCATCTACCATATCTTGACTCATGGGTAACATGTCTTTTGCATACTTTGCTAGTGATTTGTAACTGGCTTCTTGATTGGGAATTGGAAGTCCCCATCCTGGCTCTAGTTCCATCTTATGTTCATCCACAAAACATTTCATTTGAGCGTCCATAAAACGCTTATTTGTATATCTTGGATAACGTGGGATACTAGCTACGATTGCAAAATGATCCTCTGACAACCACTTGTCATGCTCCGCAGAGACATAACAATTTCTGCTAAAAACAGCAGCCCCACCCCGTTCCTTGTATTGAACAGGGTACCGTTCCCAGAACGGCCTCTCCGAAATTAAATCTACTGGGAGGGGGGGCAGAACTGAAAATCCAGTCCTACGTGGTTCTTTGCGTTGTTTGATGAAACCTCAGCAATTAATTGCTCTGTAACAGGTTCAAAACGGCCAAAATCCCGACCGTTGCCATGAGTCCAAAAACCGACTATCTGGCCATCTACATTCAACACTGGTGACGTACAATCACCATCGCGAGTTGGGGCATTACACCATCCCAAAGGACTCGCAAAGCCGGTAACCGAGTCAGGTTCCTGCTCTTTTCCATGTCCGTAACCAAAAACGGTAACTATGGAAGCAACGGTCAAAACTTTTAATGACCGGATACTGAAAGGTGATCCAACTCCATTGATAGGGAAATACGCTAATTCGTCATTAAATAACTTTACATCTTTTCCCCAAAACTCAAATGAGCGAGCATTGTTGACTGCACGATACTTTGCCGTGCTGTCCTCTGATAAACAATGCACTACAACAAACATTTTGTTGGAGATATGTGTGCCTGTACAGCAATACTTGTCTCCACAATAAATTTTGTAAACACCATGTGCTAGCTTACTTGGACTCCACGATTGTCTCTTGACTGTGGGTTTTTGCTCTGAGTAAGCTTTTTGTGCTGCAAGTATAAAGTCATGGACTTCACTTGCATTGCAGCGGACTCTTCTATTCTTTGCTGCATAAATGGCTCGACGCAACTTGGCATCGTCCTGTAAACCAGGAACTACGATTTTTCCTTGCTTCTTGATGCCGCGCCCAATTAGGTATTCACCTTTTGGTCTTTGGGCCTTTGCGCGTTGATATTCATCATCGCCGTCGTCAATGACATTTTCATAATAAATCTCATTAATCTCTTCATTGTCGACTCCAGCATCGTAATCTTCCACGAAAGGTATATCTTTTTCAACACTCCCACTCACGGACCATGGTTTTCTGCCTGCTCTAAAGCGTCGGCGTTCTACCTTTCCTTGAGGTGGTGCTTCTAATTTCACTTTTTGAAGTGAATCATAACGTGCTCTACCTATGATCATGATAATCATCAGTGTGTAAAGAGCAATTACCTTCCAATTCTTGTACATTGTTAGCCAAGTATGAACCAAGCATTTCTGCCAAGCATCGTATTCGCCATATGGTTTCGTCCCATTTAATCCAGGTGCAAAGTGCATTCCAAAATACTTTAAATAATGTATAAATACAGTATTATAAGTTTGTTTAAAATACGCTTTGATCATGAACCCAATTCGTTTGGGATGTTTCCAAAATCCGCCGGCACCTTCGCCTTGCGTCTTCAATCCAAGATTTTCACCTACTTTCTGAACTTTCGGTGGTCTAACCCATGCGCTTTCATCCTGCACTCTAGGTCTTGGTCGTGGTCGATATTGATCCCTGAATTCCTTCGACTTCTCGATACGCTCTTGCTCTTTGTTCATCAAGTCGTTTCGTTGTTGCTCACGCAATTTTGTGTCAAGGACTACTGGTCGCCAGAATTCGTCTCTAGCTTTGATTTTCTCAACAGTTGCACTGTTGATCTCATCCAGTTTTACCTTTACTTCAGGTTTTTCAATCGGAACCTCCTTTCCAACTGTTGGCGTCTCTTCGACAGGCACAACTGTTGTTGGAATAGGTTGGCGATTCCATGGTTTTTCAACCGGTCGCCAAGTTTGTTTAGTTTCCTTCTTTGGGAAAGTCTCTTCAACAGATTCCTCATCACTCGCATCTTCAATTAGTACTTCTTCAGCATGCGCGTCAAGAACGGAATTTTCCCAGTCTCTAGTCTTACAACCAGTACCAGCACCATCGTCCTTTTCTTCACCATCAGGAAGGTGTCTCTTTTCGAAACCCTTTCTAACAGCTTCATCCCACAAACTCAATTCCTCTTCGGTCATTTGGGTTGGTAACTTAACTTGTAAGTCCTCGTCACCAGGGGGTTCGGAATGTTTTTCTCTAAAACCAGCGTGATTATGGTTTAGATATGAATACAGTGAAGCCCTATTTTCATAAGGTTGACCATTGTATAGTATTATTCCTCTCGCAACTGCGCCATTCAAAAATGTGCGCAAATCACGATGTACAACTACTGTTTTTGCCTTGTTTGGCAAATAATAAACATTGAAATGTTCATTATCATCATCATCGGTCACGGCCCAATTAGCTTCTTTCTTCAAATTTAATTTCTGTGAATAGCTAGCATTGTCCTCAGCTAGATCTTCAAGTGCATCACTCAAAATATCTGCTTCATTCATCTGTACAAGATGTTCCTTCAGCTCAGAATCATCTTGTGGTAGATCATCAAAATCTACATCTCCCGCCCACCACTTGCGGAGCCAAGCTCCCATCCAAGTGGCGTAGGGCAATTGCCTTAGCATGTCTATAATAGGTTTAAAAATCTTCAACATTCGTGTGGCTCCAAAAATGGGGCCAAATATCAACAAACCTATGGACAACAATCCAGTTGCAAACATGCCTGTGCGATTCGCAGTTTTCCGAAAACCTTGCGAATGCACTCCGCTAAAAGCGGATGGCTTGCAGTAATTAAGTACCCCTGTAAACAAGTTCACAAAAATTCCTGCACCACTCAATCCCCAAGTAACGTATTGAGCGAATCTCGTGTCTTCAACATACTTATCAACAAAAGCACATCCCAAGGGATACTGCGTTGTTGCAAAAGCAATAAAAACACGATATTCTCCAACTGCCCAAATTGAAAACTTCCGGTATTCTCTAGTAATAAACTTAATTAAGTACAGAAGTGTTACAATAAGGTTGACAAATTGACGCACAAGGACTGATCCCCAGCATACAATTGCCACAGTTAGTATAAACAGACAAAGACTCCAAGAGTAATTGACTGTTGCGAGTGATTGGGCAATAATCACATCTGATTCAGCTGATCCAATCACACCATTCAACGACAACAACACTAGCAAAATTGAATTTCGCATATGTGAGTTGGGAAACCTGACTCTAAAGCCATCGGCATACCCATCTGTTGTAGGATTCCACTCTTCATCGTCTTCCAAAATTTGGCCGACGTAGAACTCTGAGTCTAAATCCACTATGTCATCATCTGACATAGGTTGGGAGCTAC